TCAACAATTCGGGCAATACGATTTCTCTGTATTGCAGATATTCTTCGTATGTCATATGGTAGTTTTCGTAATACCACTGCTCTCTTTGCTGTTCTACAGCTTCTATATAGCGTTCTTCTTCTGCCGTTGCGTCTTGTTCTTTGAAGTCGCCACGTGTTCTCGAACTTAAAAGTGCGTCTATAATTGCTCCACGTGCTGCGTTGCTATCTCCATCAAAGAATCTACCACCTAGATTCATTGCATCGTAGTCTGCAAGTTCTTCTCCGAGCCTTGCAATAGTCTTTCCTTGTTTTGAAATCATACCAACGAACTTTTTCTGTTCGCTTATGGATAGCCCTGTTTCTTTTCTGAAATCTTCGGGAGTTATTTTTGCGCCTCGTAAGAAGTCTCTCACGAGGTCTTCTACGGACGTAGGATTTTCTTCGTCTCCTGCCGTAATTCCTCTGTAATCTTTTCGTGCTGCTTCTCCGCTTAATTCGTCTTCTGCGTTTTTAAGTTCTTCGGGGGAGGTGTGGGTAATGCGTTGGCGTTCGTTTTCTACAGCTTGCCAGTAGTCTACCTTTGCTTTCGCTTTATCAACTTCTTCTTGATAGGCTTTCTTCTCCTGCAGATATCTTGCTTTGTCTGTACCAATCTTCGGAGCTTTCTTTACAACGCTGTTGTATTCCTTTTGCGCTGCTTCGATATTTGCAGAAATAAAGTCGGTAATCTCTGTATCGTCTAATGAACCGTCGTACAAATCTTCTATTGTGCGTTCTACAGGAACTTCGTGATACAATAAGCTTCCTTTATCATCGGTAGGTATTGCTTGCTGCTGCGGCTCTACTGCTTGTTGTTGTGGCTCTGCTGTCTCTTCTTGTGGTGTTGCTTCACTTTGTGGAGAGTTCGCCTCGCCTTTCTCTTCTGCTGGTGCTTCGTTACTTTCGTTATCAGCAACAGCTTCCTCTGCCTGCTGTTCAACTGTTGCGTTTTCTGCAACAGTTTGCGGTTGTGGCTGCATAGCAGTCAGTTCGGCAGCAGTGTAGGTCTTGCCACCAGGATATGCGTCTGAAACAACAATAACGCCATCGGGTGTAACATCTTGTACGCTGCCGTCTATAAGGTTTCCATCTTTGTCTTGCACCTTTACAGTGTCGTTGTAATGGAAATTGCGAACACCGTCTATTTTCGCGGCTTCTGTCTCTGCTATTTGTTGCGTTGTCTCTGCTGCATTGTTAGCCTTGTAGGTAGCTGCATCAATAGGAGTATCTACACTTTGTAGGTCTTTTATATTGAGCATTTCCTTTTTCCCACTCTCCGTATTGTAAACGACAATATCGTTGTCGGACTTTTCAGTGTCTATGCTCTTTTCATCGGGAGACGTTACCACGTTTCCTGAAACAACATATACTTCCTGGTCTCCATTTTTGAGAGTTGCACGAATGATAGTGCCGCTATCCTTGTGGGTGAGATTGTCTATTTCTGCATTGGCTTTATTAACAGCTGCTTTTATTTCGTCCTGTACACGATTAATCATACCATTGTATGCGGTGCGTGCAATGATATATTTAAGTGCTGTTTCTCTCTGTTCTTCTGAATAGGACTTGTAAGCGTTGCTTTCTTTGAATGCGTCTACATCTTCGACACCGTCCAATGCGTTTAACTCGTCTTCGCCTAAAAGTTCTGCTGCGTGCTTTTCTGCTTCGTCAAGCGAGGTTTTGACTTCGTTCATTTGCGCATCACGTGCGTTCTGTCCGTTTTCATAGGCAGACTGTACTTCCTGCTGTTCAGAAGAGATGTTATCCTCAATGGCATTTTTGAGATGCGAAATATCATTACCACGTTTAATATACGTATTAACGGTATAGTCTACGATGGTTTGTTTTTGTTCGTTGTTGAGTTTTGAGTTGTTTATGTAAGATTGCAGTAAATTTCCTGCCTTGTCATCGGGAGCGTTGTCTATCTCGCTCTTTATCTGTTGCCAACGGTCAGTGCCAAAGATAACATCTGCGTGTGTATCTGCGTCGTTGATAGCGGTATTTAGTTTGCGGTTGTTGCGAATGTAGCTGCCCACACGTGCTCCACTGATGATACCACAACCTAAGCCTACACCTAAAATAATATCGGTGTTTACTTTCTTGCTGAAAACGCTGTTGTCATCGTTAATGTCAAGATTAAGGTTTAAATCGCCTACAGTGAATGCGTTTTCAAAGTTACCAACAATTTCTTCTCCAACCTCACCAAATAAACCGTTCCACTCTGTGTTCTTTGTGAAGCGGTTAAAGCTTTTCATAATTTGCTTGTTGTTAATACCTGTAAGGAAATCTTTCGTCTTACTCAAGCCCCACTTATCCATAGCCTTTGCCGCACCCTTTTGCGTAAAGTTTGCCAAAGGTTTGAGGTATTCGCCAAACAATTCGCTTTGGTTTTCAATGGTCTGTGCCGTGAATGCTTCTGCAAAAGCTCTACCACCACTCTTTACATTTGTACGCTTGCCGCTGTAGACGATGTTTCCTTTGCTATCGGTGGTAGCTTCCAAATCACCAGTCATACGTTTATGTGTATCGGCTGCAACGGCAGGCATATTGAAGATGGTGGTCATTGCAGCACCTTGCGCCACGTCTCCAACAAAACGTCCTGCGAGTTCTCCTGACTTAATAACAAACTTGCCTACGGCTTCTGTGGCGTATTTGCCAAACGCTTTTTCGAGTTGTGTTCTACAATACTTCTGAAACCCTACGCCTACACCTTTTACAGGACTAGCTGCAAACTGCATCATATAAGGAGCCATCTGTATAGTTGTGCCTGCTGCTCCATACAGTCCGCCCAATGCATCTCCGTGCTTGCCCATTACGGCATTTTTGAGTGCTACGGCATTTAACAGTGCTTTCTGTGCTGCCGTTGCACGGTTGCTTGCGTAGGCGTCAGCTGCTGCCTTTATGACTGTAGCGTCCTTAAGGTCGGTAAAACCGAAGTCCCACGTGCGAATATCGGTTGCGGTTTTTGCTCCGCCACGTAAAATCCGCCCAAATGCATTCTTAATTTGATTGGTGAGACCGTCCGTCTTCCTTGTACGAAGAATGTTATCCTCACTGATGGCTGCTTGTGCATCGTCTGACATACGCTGCATAGCTTGTCCTGTGCGCATAAGTTCTTCGGCTTCGGGGTTGCGCTTTATGCCCTCCGCTTCATCGTATGCGCTGCGTCCGCCACCCTCTACAGGAATAAGGTCTGCCCACCACGGACGGTTTTTATAGTTAGGGTCGTACATTTGTTGCCCCTTTTCTTCGATGCGCTTACCCTCTGCATTCATTGCATCAACCTGCTTTTGCAAAAGGTCTTCTTCTGCCTTGCGTTTCTCAAAGACCTCTGTATTCTTTGCAACATCATCACTTCCGCTTTGCACTCCAAAGTTTACGGTATCAGTAAATCCACGTTCGTTTTCGAGTTTACGCTGCAATGCTGGCTTTAGGTAATACTCTACAAAGCCTTGTGTATTATCAAGTCCTAATCGGGTAGTTGTATCTTTGAGTTTCTTTTGAAAGTCTTTATTGTAATAAACCTCTTTCAGTGCATAGAGTGGGTCTCCGTTATTCATACGGCTATACATATAGTCCGCTATGTTGTTAGCAACATTTTGTGAATAAAGACCGTGTACTAAAGTCAGTGCTTTTTCTGCCTGTTCGTTATCAAGACCCATAGAACGAGCCATATTTGCAGCTTCGGCAATTTTTTTAGGATTATCTTTCTTGTATGCTTCATCGTAGACCGTATAAAGGTTATCTATGACTTCTCCAAGATTGCTATCAGCACCATACATTTTAATAGGCTGCTGTGCATCGGGGATATGACTTGCAACATTATAATCCTTATCAACATTAGATAAGAAAGCATTTTGCGAATTGTAGTCTTGTGGTGCAGAAAAACCAGTATCTTGTTGCACAGATTTCATAATTGGCTGTGCATCGGTAGGCTTGCCTACATTTGGAGCAACAAAACGTGGGTCTATCTTTGCAGGCTCTACAGGTTTCATTTCTTCCTCTTGCTGCTGCCCTGCTCGTGGCTGCTGATAAACCATATTAGAAAAGCTGTCGTAGTCTTTTACATCTGCAAACTCTTTTCCTTTGAGTGTGTTATAAACAAGTTTTCGATTGTTCTCGTCTGCCATACTTTCAGCAAACTCTTGTTCTGACCCTAAATCGTTATAACCCTCTTTGGATAATGCGTTGTAAATAACCTTTATGTTGTTCTTTATATCTGGCATACGTATGTTATTTTTTTATTTTAATCCTAATATCTTTTTCCCTTTGTTGTGCTTTAATCCTAATGACTTGCCATTATTGATTTCTGTATAGCCGTAGTTGTCAATAAGATACTGCTTTGCTTGTGGTGTATAGTTGGCGAGTTTAGCAATGATGTCGCCTTTTTTTAGTGAGCCTGAATTGACGGCATTCTGATTTTTCTTGTCTACCCAACCCCTGTTTATAGCGTATTGATAAATGGCATCTTGTTCCATCTTTGAAAGTTGTTTCTTCCGTCCGATGGTGAAATTCCTGCCGCTGATATAATACATATCCGATGCATCTACACCTCCGCTGTTTTTCCCTCCGCCTTTTGAGCGTGAGATATTGTTTCTTTCTCTGCTTAATCCCTCCACAGTTCTATTGTGGCGTGCTGATTCTACACTGTTGGCGTGCTGGATTGCAAGCAGTTCTCTCTTTAAAGCCATTTCTGCTTCGAATTTCTTTTGATTGAATTCCTGTTGAGCCTTTTTGTATTCTGCATCGGCTGCTGCTTTCTTTTCTGCCGTATCCGCTTGCTGTCTTCTGATTTCTATCTCTTCCAACTTTGCTTTTGCCTGCTCTTCGTAACGTTTTGCTTCTCGTGCGTCTTTTGCTGCATCAGCTGCTTCCTTACGTGCTATCTCACGTTCTTTCATATTCATTTCATAATCACCTTGTCTTGCACGCAAGATAGCGTTGTTATAGCGAGCCTCGTTTTCTTTACGCACTTGCACAAATCTGTCGTAACGTTCCTTTGCCTTGCCACTCAACGAACTATCGGGAGTACTCATATCGGGAGCGTATTTGCTTGTATGATACAAATTTGAGAGTGCCGAAACGCCATCACCAATAGCCGATAGTATTGCCCTGCTGCGTTCACGTTTGCGCTGCCGTTCCTCTTCTTCGGGAGACGGTTTGCCACTTTCGTAAAGCGTGCGTGCTATTTGTTCCAAAGACATTCTTTGATAAGGATTGTTTTCTTGTTCAGAGTTATTCTCTTCTGCTGTTGGTGGAACGTCCTTTGGCAACCAGCTACTGATGGGTGCTGGCTGTGGTATTTTCTCTATGGGCTGTACTTCGCCTGGCATCGGTTGAGGCGGAGCTGTTGCTGGTTGTGCTGCTGGCTGTTGCGCACTTACTTCGCCTTGTGCTGGCTGCACTGTGGGCGTTGTGCCTGTTTGTTGTGGCTGTGGTGTTTGCGTAGGTTGTTGAGTAGGCGTTGTTGCCCCACTTCCTCGCCTACGATTTCTTGTACCACTTGTATTCATTATATCTGCTAAAGAACTCATATAACTATCTAACCTATTTAAACATAAGGATTTTCTTCTTGTTCTTCTTGTTTTGGTTTAATGGGCTTTTCTGTGCCGTCCATATAAGCTGCAATGTCTGATGCTGCACGGCTAACTCCCTTAACGGCATTGGCTATGTTCTGTGCACGATTAACTTCTAAGTTTCCAAGTTGTGCATTCAGGTTGTCTTCTCGCTGTTGATACTGCTGTTCGATGGCATCTTTACGAGCTTCGCCCATAGCGTTAATGTTGCTGACTGCGTTACTCATTGCGTTTGCGTCGGCTGCTTTTTGCGCTGCAACACTTTCCTCTGTACCTCCAATGACGGCTTGTGTACCTGCTGTATTCTCGCTATTACGTTTAAGGTGTTCACGCAAATTAGAAAGTACGGCTTGTGCTTCGGCTCGCTGCGTTGCATCTTCGTTGTAGCGTCTATCGTACCAACTTTTATTTTCTTGTTTTTGCTGATTGATTTGCGCTTTATATTTGCGCATAGCTTTTGAGGCTTTGATACCTCCAAAGATACTGCCTGCTATTTTGAGACCTGCTCCTATTGCTGTTCCTAACATATTGCTTTGTTTTGTGGAATTAATACTTATAATAATGCGTCAAAATTAAAACAATACCTTTGCTTTTGGTTTTTAAGTATTAACACGCAAAGAATATGAAAACAATAAAAAAGGAAACAGAAAAAGAAAAAGGAAAACGAAAAAAGACAGGTGGGCGTGTGAAAGGAACACCTAATAAGCTTACTGCTCTTAATAGAAAAGCTATTGAGGGTGTGTTAGCGGATTATAATAGAAGTGGGCTTTTTACGCAAGATTTTCTTTCATTAGAACCAAAAGACAGAATTACAATAGCAGAAAGATTAATACAGTATACAACTCCAAAGATGCAAAGCACTACTGTTGATTTGGCTGCGGAGAATACAGAATGTACTATTGATATAATGTTGAGAAAATTAGCGGAGGAAGAATAAATAAAAAGAGCTATGATAGAAAGGATATACAAGCTATTTGAACGCTTAGCAGATATTGGGAGCGACAAGTATCTACATTTCATTGTGGGTATGATATTGGCTACCATTGTGCGCTTACACGTTGGAGCATTAGCTGCATTGGTAGCATTATTATTTGTAACAGTAGTAATGATAGCAAAAGAAACGATTGACCACTTCGTGCGCAAGGAGAACTTCGATTTAAAGGACGCACTCGCAGGCGTAATGGGTGGTGTGGTAATGTTAATATTAATGATATAATATGGCAAACTTTACAATAGGAGAGCTGTGCACCTCAAAGGTGGCACAAGAGAAAGGAATAGATAACACACCCCCGGCAGTGGTTAGGGTGCATCTGACGGAGACTATAACCCTACTGGAGGCTATACGTGCCGAATGGGCAAAGTATTGCGAGCAGTACAATTTGGGTACACCGTCTTTGATAGTGTCGAGTGGGTATAGAAGTCCTGAATTAAATAAAGCTGTGGGCGGTGTAAAGAACAGTGCGCACGTCGTGGGCTATGCAGCGGACATTGTTCCAGCCAATGGTAAGCAGGACGTTTTCGAACGTTTTATGGCGTATAGTTTTAGCAAGCGTGGCTATCTGTACGACCAAATCATAATTGAAAAGAACAGCAAAACACGTTGGGTACACGTGGGATATAAGAAGCCTGACGGTAGCCAACGGAGGCAGTGTTTTAATTTAAAGGTATAGATATGAACAGACTAATAGGCGCAATATGGGGCGTGCTGATATGCACCCTAATAACACTTTGCAGTTGTAAAACGAAGAAAGCCGTGCAGGCGGAGAATGTAAAGCGCACATTCGATAGTGCGCAAACGGTAAAGGAACAGGCAAGCGTGAAGTATTCACTCGTGGATACATCACGCATAGACGAATATACCACGCTCATTCGTGAGTACATATTCGACACGCCCTATTACGGCAAGGAAAGCTGTCTTACTCACGACACGAATGCTAAACAGCCAATGGTAGAATACAAAGGCGATGGCAGCATTATAATCAATCACGGACTAAAGAGTATCAAGGAGACAAAGATAAGTCGTAAGAGTGATAGAAAAGGCGTAAGCGTGCAGAAAGACAGCACAGCAAATAAAGTAGTAAAAACGAAAGTACACGCCACCGAGCAGCACAAGCAAAAGCAACGCCACGTAGAGCAGATAGCCGTGTCGAAACCTTTCGACTTTTGGCAGCTAATAGTTGGTGTAAGCATTCTATTTGCCATAGCCATAGCTTTATACTACCTTTACAAGCGAGTGCCAAGCGTGCGAAATGTGGTGCAGAGAATAAGAGATAGAGTAAGGAAATAGCCGTAATAATATAAACGCAAAAAGCCCCACTATCCATCACGGACGGTGGGGCTTACTATATAATTATGAATTGAAAAGAGTTTTTATATATCTGTCCAATATCTGTCCAAGAATTGGACTATTTTTGGACTATTTTAGTTCTGCTTAGTCAAGTTGAGTTCTTTTGCGAGTTTGTTAAGTTTCGATAGGCTGATGCCTAACGTTTTGGCAAGGTCTATGTTTCGTGTGGTTGAGTAGCTGCTTTTTAGATATTCCATTTGAGCATCGGTGAATTGCAATGGTTGGAACGGCTTGCGATGGTGGTTCATTTCGGCACGGTCGGCTTCCAACTGTATGGTGGGGTTGAGGCTTAGGGCTTCTTTGCCACGATTCTTTGCCGAACACCTGCCATGTGTCGTTGCCGAATTGCACTAACACGGTGCCTACGGTGGCTATCAGTCTGCCCTCCGTACAGCTACGATATAGCTTAATGTATGGCTTTCCATTTTCGCCTTTGTCTATGCTTTCAACACACGGTAGGCGAAAAATATCGTTAAGGTTTCGCCCATCAAAGGCGATTGCTTGTTTAAACTTCATCTCTTCCTTTCTAATGCTAAGAAATTAATAATTGTGGGTATCAGGCTGATTATCATACCTATAAATGGAAGATAAACGTCTTTGTAATGGTGGTGCGATATTGCACCCATCAAAGTAACTTCCCACATAATGGTTATGAATGTCCATAGCCCAAAGTTCATTCTTGTCCTTTTCATTTCTGTAGTTCTTTTATTAGCGCATCGGCATACTTTACAGCTACCTTTGCAATTTCGTCTGCTTCCATTTGCCACGACTGCGCCATTAAGGTTTGCATATTGGCAATGGCAGCGTTAATTCTTACTTTATCCCAATCTGTAGACTGGCTATCTGCTCTCTCCAGTTCTTCGGGTTTGCGTATCCACACATCGTCCTCGTTGCCCTCGAAATCGAGGTCCACCGTGCCTAACTTAAGGTTATCGAGCGTGGAATATATCCCTACAACTGTCATTGGAAACCGTGTCCCGATTTCCTGCACACGGTCGCCAATTCTTATATCTGTTATTTTCATTCTTTTATTTCTTCGTGATAGTTAAACAATACTTCCTTTATACACTTAGCAGCCTCTTCGGCATATTCTTCGGTGCGAAAATAATTGCCAAATTTATATCTATTATCATCAATAATATGACCCCCTTCTTTATCTTCTAATACAATTCCTTCTGTACTAACATAATAATATTTTTCGTCATACTTTGCTCTCCACCTAATATTCTCTACTCGCTTCTCTTCGTCATTCCATTTTAGCCCTTGCTCTTTCATCTTTTTAAAGAGTAACTGTTTTTCTTCTTCAGTAGCGTGGCGAAAAGCTTTTATAACCCAATAGTTATCCTCATTATTAGGAATCCAACAGATACCAGCTTGGTTAGTAATATCATAATATGAACGAAAATGACTTATATTATCTTCATGGTTTTCTTTAAATATTAATATTGTATTACCCGAACTAAGTATATCTCCTTTCTTAAATTCTTTCTCAAATACCACACTTTCGTCCTTAATGATTGCCTTGCAACCTTCAGGAATAGCGATTGTATCCCCAGCGTTGAATTTTAATTCCATTTGTTTTGTCCTTTATTTATTTTGTTTTTAATATCGTCTTTAAATTCTTCTTCAAAATGTCTTTTTACGTGTTCGTTTAGAACTTTCTCGTAAATATCGCTGTACGCTTTATATTTACCAGCGTAATAGCATACAAAGAACAACAATAGTGTTGATATAAAAATCTATTAAGTATCCCATCAATTCTTAATTTTAATATATTCCTTCCTGCTTATAATTTAATAATTTCACTTTCCTCCATCGTCTCAAGAGGAGACCATTCAAGTTCTGTTTCCTTGCTCATTTCGCAATCGTCGCCAAATTCATCGTCCCATACTTGGTAATATTGGTTCCATACACTAAGAGACAGGCACCCATTACGTTTGACAACACAAGTAAGTGTGTCTTTTTCGTTCTTAAGGTTTGGAAGCTCCTCTTTTGAATTGTGCCACCTAAAAGTTGTTCCATTTTCAATAATTTTTCTTTCCATATTTTTACTTTTCTTTTAATTGTTATTATCTTAATTCTAATTCTGCATTGCATTCATTTGAATAGTCAAAGAGCATACTCGCAATAATGATACGTATATCGTCATTTACAACAAACTCATTTGCTCCTTTAGGCGAGTTGTGTGTTATCTTAACAGACGCAATGTTAAGAAAATCCATTGCCTGCTTTAGAGTTTGAAGATACTTAGCAAAGATATAAGCACTTCCTACCTCAATGACGGCATCGTCTGCAATAACTTTCTTACCCGTTTTCTTTGTCTTCTCGTGTTCCATCTCTCCTGTACCATCGCATATAGGGCAATCCATCAAGCGTTCGTGAGTGTGCAAGTGATTGTCAGTGTATTCCCAATAAACCTCTCCCTTGCCATCGCACTCTTCGCACTCCACGGCATCTTCAACGACAACTTCTTCGTCAATCAAAGGACACGCCTCTAATGCTTTGTTTAATGCTTCAATAGTTACAGTCTTTTCGCAAGGATATTCTAACTTAGGCATTGGTAAATGCTCTTTAATATATTCACCAACAAGAATTTCGGGGTTTATCCTAATAAGAGTATACCCATCAGTACTCCATACCTCGTTGTACCTCGTATTGAAAAACGGATAGGAGCGCAAATTGTTAGAATTGCTTTTATCGCAGAATATATTTAATAGTTCCGCTTCATTATTTATCTTCATAATTCTTCTATTTGTTTTTCTAATTGCTCAATACTTCTGTCTACTGCTTTCGTAAACTCTTCACGTAGGACTTCAGTCATTATCAATCCGTCTTCCTCCCATCTTTTTATGTCGGGCGTAAAAAAAGACCACCAACTGCTATTTTCTTCATTTATATGTCTTTTAATTTCTTCCAATCTGTCAAGTTCTGATAAGAACTCGCTCGCCCGTTTTGCTTTGTCTATTTTCATAATATTTATTTTTTATGCTTCTTTTTCCTTTTCCTTTTACTCGCATAAGGTGTTGAACCTGCGCGTGATTTACTCTCATAAGCACGATACTGTCTTCTTTTCTCATCTAAGAGCATTTCTATATCATTTGCCGTATCATTTGCAATTTTATTTAATTCTTCCATAGTTTACTTTCTTTTAATCTACTAATTCAAAACTATACGCTGCCACCCACGGGTTGCTCTCCCACGTGCCTTTACCACTGATTTTATCAATTAAGTCTGCGTAGGCTCTTTGAGGAGAAGAGAAAAATTTAAGAA